TTTCAATGACATCGCCGACTTCAGTGTCGCATTTACCTATTCGGTGGAGGCGAACAAGACGGCTATGAACATCCTGATCGATACCAACCCTCGGATTGCAGGGCAAGCTACCCTCCATGAAGAGGCTGTCCTGATGTATCGAGGCACTCCATCAGAGCTTCGGGAGAAGCTCAAGAAGGAATTGTCGCACTTTCTGGAGGCTAAAGATGCTTAGTGAGATCGTCCAAGGCCACGAACTGGCCATTATTGTCGCCCTGATGTGGGCGGTGGCAATGCTTACCATGTTCCACCTGATGATGCTTATCAAATTCCTATGCAAAGCTGCGGTTCGGCGCCTTGCAGGGGAGTCAAAATACCCGAATGAGTACGAAGATCCTAAAAACTTTGGGAGCCACCAATGAATGACGTATTGATCGATCTGGGCCTAACAACAGCCCAAAAGGACTTCCGTAAGCGGATTATTGGCGGATCAGATGCCAATATCCTTATGTCTGGCAATGATGAGCGCATCCTACAGCTCTGGAAAGAGAAGCGGGGGGAAGCCGAGAGCGAGGATCTATCCGACGTTCTTCAGGTGCAACTCGGCAGCTGGACGGAAGCGTTTAACCGCTCTTGGTTTACCAAGAAGACCAAGCGGACTGTTACCAACGGGGGAGACCAGATGATTTGTCTCGATTACCCTTTCATGGGGTGTACCCTCGATGGCCTGACAGACAACAAGACGGTCCTTTGGGAAGCCAAGCACGTCTCGGCCTTTGCCAAGGATGAGGAGGTTCTGGAGAAGTATTTCCCTCAGTTAACCCACAACATGATTGTCTGTGGACTGGCAGCGGCCACGCTCTCGGTTATCTTCGGTAACCATAGGTACGAAGTCTTTGATATTATGATGGATGAAGACTACGCCGCGCAGCTGATCGAGGTGGAGCGGAATTTCTGGGATTGTGTGCAGAACAATATCCAGCCCGTTATCGTCGGTCAGAAGTACACTGGTCCTATCGACCGCAAGGTGGATATGACTGGCAACAACGAATGGGCAAGTGCTGTTGGCGATTACCTAGCAAATCAAAAAGCCGCCAAGGTTTTTGAAGAAGCCAAGGCCGACTTGAAAGCATTAGTTCCGGTTGATGCTGTCGAAGCATTTGGTCACGGAATTACCGCTAAACGATCCAAGACCGGATCACTAACCATTAAGGAGTCGAAATGAGAACGTCTGAGAACATTGATGCCATCTCAGCTGCACTTGCCAAGGTGCAGGGTGAGGTTGCCAACCCAGTCTTCAACAAGACTAACCCACACTTCAAGTCATCCTACGCAGATCTGGCGTCGGTCCTTAATGCCGTTCGTCCGGCACTATCCAAGTATGGCATCGCCATCATGCAGATGACCAATCTCGAGGAAGCAGGTGTCGTTCTATATACGCGCCTGACGCACTCCAGTGGGCAATGGATTGAATCTGTCTACCCAGTCACGACATCGAGCAAGCACCAAGAGATCGCTTCCTCTTTGACCTACGCCAAGCGGCTGTCTCTATCAGCCATAGTGGGTGTTGCTGGTGAAGACGATGACGATGGCAATGCTGCCAACACGGTCCCTGCAAAGGCAGCTACTCCTACTCCGCTGCCGAAAAAGGCCGAGCCTGTCATGCCACCGGAAGAAGTTGAGCGGGCAATGGGCGAGATGAAGCAATCACTAGATGATTGCACAACCAAGGAGCATCTTCAGAATTGGGCAACCAAGTTCTCCGCTGTCAAGAAGCGTTTGACACCCGCTGACCAGATGACGGTGACAGCGGCGTTCCAAGCTGCCCAAGAGCGCGTCAGAGCATCCTGATGTCTGTAGGTACGGTGTATGTACGACGTAGTGGGGACAAGTTGGTCCCCATTACCGAATGGGATCGAGAGCAGCTTCTGGAAATACCAGAAGGTAAAGACTTGTCTATCAAGGTTTCTCGTACCCGTAGCGCAAGGCAGCACAGACTGTTCTGGTCTTTGATGCAGATCGTTGTCGATAATCATCCGTACTATCTTCGACCAGAGCAGCTGGTGGAATGGCTCAAGCTCCGTCTTGGCTATGTTGAGGAGATCATGTTCCACAACGGGGAGATGATGACGAAGCTATCGTCCATCAGTTTCTCGTCAATGGGGCAAGCCGAGTTTCAAGAGTTTTTCAACAAGGCGCTGTACGTTATTGCAACCGAGGTTTCCCAGACGAGCGAGGAAAGCCTCATTGCAGAACTGGAGCGCGTATTGGGAGAAAGGTCAGATTCATGGTTAAAATAATAGATAACCGCCCTTGGACACCAGAAGAGCGGCAAGAGTGCATCAGGCTTGCTAATGAGAGTTTCTCTGGAAGCGAAATCGCTGCAAAGCTAAATCGAAACCGAAACTCGGTAATTGGCTTTTTGCATAGGTCTGGTGTTCCCCTGCAAGGTCACACAAGGAATAAACCTGTACAGAAAAAGGTACACGTTCCTAAGCCAAAGGTCATTGTGAGGCCAAAGACGCCAAGCCCAAAGGTAGTCGCTCCTTATATACCACCACCAGAGAAGCCGCTGCCGGAAATAAAACCGAACAGCCGTGGGGATTATGGGCCAACTTCATTCATCGATGGTCGGTTCGATCAGTGCCAATGGGTTACTCACATTGCAACAAATAGTCGGCCAACTATCATTTGTGGGGAAGCCGTTAAAAGGATTGGATGCCGCTGGTGCGCTGAGCATTACGACATCGTTTACATCCCACGGTCTGCCCACAAGCGGGTGATCGGTGCAATGGAATACGGGTGGAAAGGACCGTCAGCTAAGAAATGATTATGATCGAGGACATGGGTACGACGAAGCGAGGCAATCTTTCGCAACGACGTAAATTAGCAATCTGGGAGAGAGAACACGGAAAATGTATGGAGTGTGGGGTAAAATTAATGACTGGTGGGTTCATCTACGAACACGTCAGAGCATTGGAGCTGGGGGGAACAGACACGGACGACAATATCCGGCTTACCTGCAAGCCGTGCGCAACCTCCAAGACGAAGATAGATCATCAAACAGCGGGGAAGGCGAAGAGAAAGAAAGCAAGCTACTTGGGACTGAAGGAATCCCGTACACCATTGCCGCTAGGCAAGAACTCAAAATGGAAGAAGAAGCTCAATGGACAGGTCGTCCTGAGAAACAGTGGAGAATGACAATGAATAAAGGCCAAATGCAAACCGCTCTTACTAAAGTGTCTGATACGTTTGCCAAGCTCGATGAGTATGGTTTCAAAGATTTGCTTAGCAATACAGCAGCCATTGCCAACATGAAGCTGGAGAATCCAGTGGATGAGTGGAGCCTTGCAATCATCATGTCGGCCTTTGCTGATGCCAAGGTCAGCCAGATGCCGGAGCGTGTAGAAGCCTATCGGGAGTCCATTATGTGGATGGCTATCGCTGCCGATCTAAAGGAAAGCAAGGCTGGCCAAATGCCTCGTGTGGCTGCAAGTCTGCAAGAAGCGATGGGTGGAGTTAATTTTGTGGAGCCTAAGCAATGAGCAAGTTAAAGATCGGTGAAGTAATCTCAACCATATCTGGTGATGAGTCATATTCAGCTATGATTGATTGGATGCGTTTAAAGCATCGATACGGCGATAGCTGGTTTTCCTCAATCGACCCGGAACTTTTGGGAATCCTGAAATGCAGAAGCAAAGCCAACGTCTCTGCCAAACTGCAAAAACTTCATCTCATGGATTGGGCCAGTAGAACCTTGCCCACTGAGAAGCGGGATGGTTCCGGCAGTATACCGTACAAGTACAATGTAGGTAAGTAAGTCGCTCCCCTCAGATCACGGTCTGGGGGGAGTATTTTTCATCTTATCGGCAATGATTCTTCTGGTTGCAATCATTTGATCCGCTATTTTTTGCTTTAAAGCCTTTACCTGATTAGCTCTGTCAGCTGCTGATAACGCATCATTTGATTGTACAGTATCAATCTGGTCCTTGAGATCGCTTATCTTTTTATCAGAATTCTTGACAATCGTTGGTAGGCTAAACTTTGGAGCTTCTGTTCCAGTAGCGCCCATGTGAAGCTCTGCCTTCAAGTCATTATACTGCTTTTTAGCAACCGCATCGGTTTTGTCGTCCTGATAATCTGAAT